AACGGTTGGCATGGATATTATCCGCAAGCAAGTTAGGACTGCCGAGATTGGCGCTGCTGCGACCAAGGCAGGACTTACTGGAATTGCTGGTGCCTTAGCAGGAACATCCGGCTTAGCACAAAGCCTTATCGGTGCAGTCGGAGAATCCTCATACTCGCAAATATCTTCATCCTTCCAGAGAGCGAAGCAACTGGCTGATACTCAGCGCAGACTTGCTTCCATTGAAGGACAGGGTTACGAAGATACAGAGGCAGTACAAGCGGTTGTCGGTGGAGATGTGCAGGCAGGGCTTGCATCTGCTCGCCGTACTGCTCGTGAAACTGCTCGCTTCGGCGGTACCTCAGGCTTGACAGCAACTTCTCTCAGGTCCGCAGACCTCATCTAAACAGAATCCCCACCCTGACCGACCAGCCCAGGGGGGCGTAGAAGTCTGGTAGCGATAGCCGTATGGGTTTCCCCGAACCTATGCGTGGATTGCGAATACAACCAACAAAAGGGAGATAGGTAGATGGCTACCAACTATACATACGATGACGAAGATGACGACACCTCAACAGATGTTGTCGCTCAACTCCGCAAAGTAAATCGTGCGCTCGAAAAGCGTGCAAAAGAACTAGAGCAGGAGTTGTCAGGTCTGAAAACACAGACCCGTCAGCGTACTGTCAAGGAAGTGCTACAGGCTAAAGGACTCAACCCAAAGATTGCAGCGTTTATCCCACAGGATATTGATGCTTCTGAGGAAGCAATCAACCAGTGGGTTAGCGAATATGGCGATGTATTTGGTGCACCAGTTCCAGCCCAAGAAGAAGCAAGACCCGCTGCGGATGTCAGCGCCCACGCAAGAATCAATAATGTTGTGGCATCAGGTCAACCACCAACGGTGGATGAAGATGCTATGGCAAAGGTTCTTGGGGCAAAGACCCGCGAGGACCTTGATGCACTCCTTGGTCTATAAACCAAACCCACATCAACCAATCACCAGGAGGTGAACACATGGCATTTACCGACACAACGGCTCTCGCTGGTCTAGTCAAGACAGCGTATGACCGCTATGTTGAGTTTGCCCTCCGCGCTCAGCCGATGATTCGTGCAGTCGCGGACAAGAAGCCTGCACAGCAGGCTATGCCTGGTTCAAGCGTTGTATTCTCACTCTACAACGATTTGACCGCGGCTACTTCTACCCTCGCTGAGACAACTGACCCAGATGCAGTAGCACTGCCAGATGTCTCCACCGTTTCCGTTACTCTCAATGAGTACGGCAACGCAGCGCTCGCAACTCGTAAACTTGAGTTGTTCTCGCTCTCCGATGTTGACCCTGCAATCGCAGACATCATCGCCTTCAACATGGCTGACTCCCTCGATACTGTCGCTCAGACAACTCTCGTTGGCGGAACCAATGTTCAGTACTCAGGCGCTACCGCAACCAGCACCGTGACTGTCACCGCAGCAGCGACTATCGACTCTGCAGACATCCGCAAGGTTGTTGCTAAGTTGCGCTCCAACAAGGCTGTCCCACGCATGGGTAGCCTCTACTGGGTTGGTATCCACCCAGAGGTATCGCATGACCTCCGTGCAGAGTCTGGCTCTGTCGGCTGGCGCGATACTCACTCACACACCGATGCCTCCCTTGGCAACCTCTTCGCAGGTACCATCGGAACATACGAGGGTGCTTTCTTCGTAGAGAACCCACGCATGTACTCGGCTAAGGATGGCGCTGACCAGTCCACACTTGCTACCACTCAGGTAACAGTTGCTGGTACTTCGGCTGGCTTCACCATCGGCGTTGCTTCCACTTCTGTTATCGCTCAGCGAGCAGAGGTTGGCGACAAGATTTCGGGCACCAATCTCGCCTCTGGCGCAAAGATTGCTGCTATCGAAGTTGGCGCAACGACCACCACGCTTACGCTCTCTGCTGCCAACACTGGCGCAGTCAGCGCAACAACCGTTGTCACCGTCACTCCGGTTACTCGTGTCTTCCGCACCATCGTTGCTGGAAAGCAAGCGTTGGCTGAGGCTGTTGCACAAGAGCCAGGTGTGGTCATCGGACCAGTTACTGACCGCTTGATGCGCTTCCGCCCAATCGGGTGGTACGGCGTTCTCGGTTGGAGCCGTTACCGTGAGGCTGCTCTCTATCGTATTGAGTCAGGTTCCTCAATCGCTGCTCTCTAGCAGTTAGGTGTTGTGGGGGTTGCCATATAGCGGGTAGCCCCCATAACCCAGAATAAGGATGACATGTCAAATTTTTACTTTAC